GCCGTTCTTTGCGCGCTGGTAGCCTGGTTCGATGTGAATCACCCAGACCAAGAAGATTTCCGGGCGAGGATGAGGAAAGCCATCGCCGCAGCACGAGGTGCCAAATGACCACCCTCTCCATCTTCCTAGCCGGCTTCTCCCTCGCCACCTTTGCATGGGGCATCTTCTACGCGCTGATTCTGCTGCATCGGCCACGGTACACGGCGCCGACGAGGCGGAGAAACCGCGACAGGTTGCCCGAAGTGCGCAATGTTCCGCCGATGCCGGTGTGTAAGGTGGCGCGGGAGGAAGGCTGCGATCTGCAAGACGCAATACTGGCCGCAGCCCGCAAATCCGGCAACTCCCGGTTCGTCTGGGAGACAGAGCAAAAGCTGAAGCAGCACGAGGACGTCGTCCGATACGAATGGATCAATTTGACTGGAGAAGAGAGATGAGCAAATGGCAATCGATTGAAACAGCGCCGCGCGACGGCACGCGCATCCTGACGTACAACGTTACGCCGACATACGATGAAGACACGCGCAAGACCGAAAACGTCTACGCGATAAGTGTGGCCTACTGGTTGTTCGGCGCATGGATGGAATACCCGGCCGCTCCGCGATTCGTACAAGGGCAAGTTCACACGCATTGGATGCCGTTGCCCGATGTTCCGAGAAGCCCGCAATGATCGCAAAATAGGTGATTGACAACTGCAAACAATTGTAGTTGTCCTGATTGTTTGTTATAATTTTGCTAGATGTTGTGTCCTGTTCGGTGGTTCTAACTATGTATCGTGTGCGGGGTTCTCATGACGAGTTTCACTGGTTTCCGTAGACGCGAGGCACGAGCCATCAACTCGGGCAATTTGCAATGGCGCGACACTGGGCCGACCGATGCCGATTTCATCGCGGCGCGCGGGCTATCGGGCGAACCGCTCGGCGCATTGCTTGAACGCCTTAAGTGGGGCAACGATCATCGCGCTTACGCCCGCTGCGTGCATCTGCTCGGTGAGCGCTTCTATCAGCGTAAGAAGCGCAATGTCGTCAAGGCGCTTTGCCATACTGCAATCCGAGAATGGCTGGATGAGAACTGCAAGAAGTGCGGCGGTCGAGGTCTGGAGACGGACAAGTTCCGCAACATGACGACTTGCAGCAAATGCAACGGGACCGGCCTCCATCAATACGAAGATTACGAGCGCGCGCATATGGCTAACCTGGCGGCTGGCTCATGGAAGAAGTATGAGCGCGACTATGAAACTGTTCTCGAATGCCTTCGTGGCGCCGTATCCTCGCATACGGTCGGCGCGATGAAAGCATTTGGGGTATTTGACGAGGCGACGGCGTGAGCAAGTTCATCGAATGCCAGGACGGCTCGAAGTTCATCGTGGATGACGACGACTTTTCGGCGCTGTCCGCTCACTCATGGCGCCGTGACGAAAATGGCTATGCGGTGCGGGGATGCGCTGAAGCGGGCGAATATCGCATTGTGGCCATGCATCGAGTAATTCTAGGCTTGGAGCATGGCGATCCGCGATGGGGCGATCATAGAAGCACTGATAAATCTGACAATCGCCGGTCGAATTTGCGGGTTTGCACGCCGGCTCAGAATTGTCAGAATCAAGGCATACGTAAAAACAACACTTCCGGATTCAAAGGCGTTCAGTGGATGAAGGCGAAGAAGAAGTGGCAGGCAAAAATATGTGTCAACCGCGTTCAGAAGCACCTCGGTCTATTCGAGACACCGGAAGCGGCGCATGAAGCGTACTGCATTGCCGCCCGAGAATTGCGCGGTGAGTTTGCAAATTTCGGCACCTAAAGATTTTTCTTGTAAACCCTTGCGTTCTTTCGTACACTGTGGACTTAGAGCAAGTAAATGACGTTTAGCCCGAGCCGGAAACGGATAGCGCAGACAGCCGCGAGTCCCCGGAAACCAGCAGACGCCCTCGACATATAACGCTCCCAAAGATGTTTGATGGGATCGTGCGCTCCAAAATTCTACAAAGCCCTGCCCGGTTCGCCGTGCGGGGCTTTTTCATTTGCTCGCCATGGCCCGCTCAATCACATTCTCCGGTTCGTTCGGCGGCGATCCGTTGAGAGCATTGGAAAAGAGCCGCGCCGAGGAATCGCGCGCGGTGGTCTCCAAGCGAGACAGAGCCGTGTGGGGAAATGCCCCAATACCGGAACAACCTCGCCGAATGACGAAGACGCTTGAAGAGTTTCTAGCCGAGGAAGGCGCACCCAAGGGATGGAGCAAAGCTCGCAAGGCTGCGGAAGCATTGTTCGTGAAGCCGGGCCGCGACGATGAGTAAGAAACAGAACACTTACGCGCGCCTGGTCGACGCTCTTGCGTCTTACCCGCATGGCGACGTGAAGCCGCCGAGCAAATGGCCACAGAAGAAAACGCACCGCTTCTCGTGTGCGGGTCGCCGGCCGAATGAGGCTGAATGGCTTAGAAGGCTGGCGCTGTCATGAACCCTGTCACCGCTTGGATGCTTCTCTGCGGCACATGGCATATCGGCATGGCTCAGGCATGTGCGGATTGGGCGGAATGGTTTGAGGGATGGGACGGATGAAGCCAGTCAAACAGACAAAGCTGTACAGCGCCGATGGCATCCACAGTGGTAATTGCCTCGCCGCATGCCTGGCGTCTCTGCTGGATTTGCCGCTCTGGATGGTTCCGCCGTTCGAAGACATGTTCGGTCGAGGCGACCACACCTCGCGCATGGTCGAGTGGCTTAACACGATGTTCAAGCTCGAACTCATATGGGAAGACGGCCATCCTGTTGATGAACTGCCTGAGTTTTACATCGCGGTCGGCCGGTCGCCGCGAGGCGTTCACCACGCCGTGATCTACAGCAAAGGCGCGATGGTCCACGACCCGCACTTCTCCGATGCGGGAATCGCTGAAGTCGATAGCGTGAAGTATCTCGCACCCCTGGAGTGATCCCCCGCTTCCCTCGTCAGCCGGTAGGCTCGGCAGCTTGTCACGGGCGAGGGAGGCACCTGATGTAGCCGCAAAGCTACGCGAATCGGCCAAAGCGCTGATTCGGTGGCCCAAGAGCATCTTCAAGGAAGCGCACAGTACTTCGCACTGGTGGCTTTGTGCGCAACTGCATGCCAGTGCACTTCCTTGAGGGTGACAGCCGCAGTCGACCATTGATGTCCGCAGAGCGATATTTCCCAGAACTGGCCAACGCCTAGCTCAGGGTAGAGGACATTGCCGCATGTGATGTGGCTCACTAGATTGCGCCGCCGCTATAAGGTGATCCCCGCAGAACAGAAGCGCGGGTAGCAGACGCTTGCGGACTCCCTCAACCTTTCATCGTTGTCTCCTCTTCTGCTTCCCCTGGCAGATTCGAAGCCGCCTCGCGCGGCTCTTTTTATTTTGGATCCCCATGAGCGTAGACCCAAAGCTTCGCGAATGGGCGACAGAACGTCAAAAACAGTTCCTCGATGCTATTGACGAACATGGGTCGGAGCGCAAGGCGGCTGAGTCGCTGGGCCTATGCCGCGGCACGGTGGGCAATGCTATCGTCTCGCTGAAGAAGAAAGCGGCGCGCATGGGGTATGCGCCTGAGTCGGATATGGTCCGCGCGGTCCCTGATGGATTTTTCCTGCGCGGCACGTCGACGCTCTATAACAAGAGTGGCGAAGTCGCCATGCAATGGGTCAAGAATCAGATTGACCACGATCGGCAGCGCGAGATATTCGAGGCGGCAAGCGCGGCTTTCTGCGAGACGATTCCGCGCGTCAGGCCCCGCTCCGCTCCGGCGCATGGCAATGCCGATCTGCTGAATTGTTTTGTCATCACGGATTTCCACCTCGGAATGCTAAGTCACGCCGAAGAGACTGGCGCGGATTGGGATATCAAGATCGCCGAGAACATGATTATTCGGTGGTTTGAGCAGGCAATCGCTCAATCGCCGGATGCCGACGAGGCAGTTTTCGCGCAACTTTCAGATTTTTTACACGCAGATTCAGTAGAGGCCCTTACCCCGGCTTCAAAACACGTTTTGGACGTGGACACCCGATTCCATAAGGTGGTCCGCACGGCAATCCGTATCCTGCGCACTGTGATTGACATGCTGCTCGCGAAACACAAGCGAGTGCATATCGTGATGGCCGATGCAAATCATGACCCGGTCAGCCAAATCTGGATGCGCGAATGGTTCTCTGCACTATATGAGGATGAGCCGCGCATTACGGTTGACCGCAGCCCGTCGCCGTACAACGCCTATGAGTTCGGCAAGGTGGCGCTGTTCTTCCATCACGGTCATAAACGCAAAGTGACGAATGTTGCGGAAGTATTCGCAGCTCAGTTCCGCGAGATATTCGGTCGCACCAAGTACGCCTATGCTCACACTGGCCACCTTCACAGCATTGACGTGAAGGAAAACAACCTGATGGTTGTCGAGCAGCATCGCACCTTGGCGGCGCCGGATGCGTACGCTGCGCGCGGTGGATGGCTGTCTGGTCGGGATGCTCAAACGATTACTTACCATCGCGAATACGGCGAAGTGTCGCGCGTCAGGATCAACAGCAACATGCTCGCCTGAGAGAGAAATCCTCTAAAGCACCGCGAGCCACAAGAAATGTTTCACTCAACAAGGGCTGTAGCCCATAGAAAACATGGGCAGACCATCCAAGCTGACAGAGGCACAGTGGGATGAGATTCGCCGGCGCCTCCTCGACGGAGAAAAAGCCGCCGATCTTGCCCGCGAGTACGGAGTCTCTAAAACCCGTATAAGCGAGAACGTTTCGAAACGCGCAAGCGCAGTAAAAGACGTTGCGAAACAAATAGTTAAGGCTGAGTCCGATTTTCGGAAGCTATCTGTTTCGGAACAATTCGATACCGTTTCGATACTCCGGAATCTGACCAATACCTTCGGGCATCTCAGTTCCGCAGCGGCATATAACGCAGCGACTGCGCACCGCCTGGCTGGCATCGCTCATATGAAGGTGGCGGAGATTGATGATGCGGCGCCGCTGACTGAAGAAAGCCTGGGCGCACTCAAGGGCATCGCTGTCCTGACCAGGATGGCGAACGAAGCCAGCGAGATCGGTATGAATCTCGTGCGGGCCAACAAGGAAGTCTTTGCCGTCTCAGACGAACTGCCGGGGCTTAACGACCCCAACCCAGACGTATGAAGCAATCCGTCAAGCTACAGGAGCTTCATGCCAAACAGGCTGAGATCGGGCGCGCGTTCAACGAGAATTCAAGAGTCGTCATCCGGTGCGGGCGACGATTCGGCAAGACGACGCTGCTCGAGCGCTGCGCTTCCAAGTGGGCGTACAACGGTCTGCGCGTAGGTTGGTTCGGCCCTACCTATAAGCTGAACCTGCCGACCTATAAACGCATCCTCCGCACGATTCAGCCGATCGTCGTTTCGAAGTCGAAGATCGATCAGGTTATTGAGACCCAGCGTGACGGCTGCGTTGAGTTCTGGACGCTGCAGGATGAGGACGCGGGCCGCTCGCGCTTCTATGACCGCGTGATCATCGACGAGGGCAGCCTCGTACCGAAAGGCTTGAGAGACATATGGGATCAGGCAATCGCGCCTACCCTGCTGGACCGGAGAGGCCATGCCGTCATGGCGGGCACGCCGAAAGGCATCGATCCAGACAACTTCTTCTACGAAGCATGCACGGATAAAACGCTTGGCTGGCGAGAGTTTCATGCGCCAACCGCATCGAATCCCAAGCTAGACCCTGACGCAGTTGCCAAGCTGATTCACGAATATCCGCCGCTGGTGTACCAGCAGGAATTCCTGGCAGATTTCGTTGACTTCCGGGGATCGGCGCTATTCAGTGAAGAGAATCTGCTCGTCGATGGTCAGCCGGTCGACTATCCGACGCGCTGCGATCAGGTCTTTGCGACCGTTGACTCGGCGCTAAAAGATGGCGTCGAGCACGACGGCACGGCGGTTATGTACTGGGCCCGGAACAAGATTGCCGGCCACCCCCTGATCCTCCTGGATTGGGACCTGATACAGATTCAAGGTGCGCTGCTCGAAGAGTGGCTGCCGACTGTTAATCAGCGGCTTGAGGATCTGGCCAAGGAAACGGGCGCGCGCCAAGGCAACGTCGGCATCTGGATTGAAGAAAAGGCGTCGGGCATTGTGCTGCTTCAGCAGGCTGAGCGCCGGGGATTACCAGCCTATCCGATTAACAACGATCTGGTTGCGCACGGAAAGGAAGGAAGGGCGCTTTCGGTTAGCGGGTATGTCTATCGTGGCGATGTGAAGTTATCGCGGCATGCATACGAAAAGACGACCAATTTCAAGGGTCAAACGCGTAACCATGCACTGGTGCAAACCTGCGGGTTCCGCATTGGCACCAAGACTCCACACACATACGACTTGCTCGATACGTTCGTTTACGGCGTGGCAATAGCCCTGGGGGATTCCGAGGGCTGGTAACAGGAACATTTAATGAGCGATCTCAACTCTGACGGCGGCGCAGCAACAATCGGTACGGGCGCCAGCATTCCGTCCTCGCTCATGCAGATCCTGATGGCGGATGACATCGTGCCGGGAGCGATGCCCTCGTACGAGATGGCGAAAACGCTGTATGTGGCACACCCGCTCGGCGCCAAGATGGCAGAGGCCCCCATTGAGGAAGCCCAGAGCCAGGAGCGCGAGATCACCATTCCCGGCGGCCCCGAGGACGATCTGAAACAGGCCTTCCAGCGTGAGTGGATGGCTATCGGCAGGACAGGCGCCGACGAGGTTATCAAAGGTCACCAGACGCTCAAGAGGGTATATGGCATCGCGTCTCTGGGCGTGGGCGGCAAGTTCCTGAACGGCGACGAACTGCCGACGACCGATCCGTTGCCTTATGAAAAACTCCATGAAATGGAGTTGTATTTCAACACATGGGATCCGCTTAACACGGCCGGCTCCCTCACGCTGAACCAGGATCCGAACGCGCCTGACTACCAGAAGCCGCAATATATCCGCGTCGCTGGCAAGGATTACCACTCGTCGCGCGCAGTGATTGCGCTCAACGAGTCGCCCGTCTACATCGAGTGGACCAATAGCGCATTCGGCTTCGTCGGTCGTTCCGTCTATCAGCGCGCCCTCTTTCCGCTGAAGACCTATATCCAGACCATGCTCACCGATCAGGCGGTGGCTGAAAAGGCCGCGCTGCTCGTGATGAAGATGCAATCGCCTGGATCGGTTATTGACCAGCGTGCTCGTAATTGGTTTGGACTGAAGCGGCAGGCCCTGAAAGGCGCCAAGACCGGCAATGTGATCTCGATTGGCGTTACCGAGAGCATCGAATCGGTCGATCTGAAGAACCTGCGTGACGCTGCGGAGTTCTCGCGGAACAACTGCATCAAGAACATCTCGACCGCGGCGAAGATGCCCGCCTCAATGCTGTATCAGGAGACGCTGACCGAAGGGTTCGGCGAAGGCTCGGAAGACGCCAAGATCATCGCGCGTTATATCGACCGCATGCGCATCGAGATGCAGCCGGATTACCGTTTCATGGACGAAATCGTCATGAGGCGCGCATGGAGTCCTGAGTTCTACAAGATCATCCAGCGCAAGTACGCTGAGTATCAACGCGTTCCGTACGAGACGGCCTTCTACGAGTGGAAGAACGCATTCACGGCGACGTGGCCGAATCTGCTGGTTGAGCCGGAATCGGAGTTGATCAAGGTTGACGATACCGTGATGAAGTCGGCGATCGCTCTGTATGAGGTCGTCTCCCCGCAACTTGACCCGCCAAACAAGGCGCGCGCGACTATCTGGCTTGCCGAAGTCGCCAACGAGCGGAAAAAGCTGTTTTCCACTCCGCTTGAGCTGGACGAAGATGCGCTTGCGTCGTATGTCCCGCCCGAGCCCGAAACAGAGCCTAAACCCATTGTCGAAAGCAGCCACGAATGAGCGTCCGCCCCTCCATCAACGCGACTTTTCACGAAGTCCTGACGGCGGCGGTTCGCGATATTTCAGAGAACGGGTATGACGACATCGCGCGGCTGGATAACTGGCTGCGCCGGCTGAGGCTCGCTGCCATTGCCGACCTTCCGTCTCCGCAGGAAATCCAGAGCCGGATGCAACTGGCGATGCAGACCGTCTTTGACCGGACGTTCTCGAAGTCGGCGGCACTGCGGTATCACCCGGGTATTCCGCGGTTCACGCTGGAGCGCCTGAAGCCATTCGCGCGCGCCGAGCTCGACAAGCGGATTCTCGCCAGCGCGAACCTGATCAAGCTGAACCGCGAGCAGGCGATCGAGAAAACCCTCCAGCGGTTCTCTGGCTGGGCGACGTCGATACCCGATCAGGGCTCGCGCGTGGTCGACAAGCCGGAAGTCAAGGAGAACATCGAGAAGCCCATCAAGCAGATCAAGTATGAGGCGCGGCGAGTCAGCATAGACCAGGGGCATAAGCTGATCGATGCCGTCAACGATGCGGTGGCCAAGCAAAGCGGTGCAATCGCTGCGAAGTGGCGCTCGCACTTCAAGCAGGCAGGCTATGACGCCCGTCCTGACCATGCGGATCGCGACAGCAAGATTTATCTGATTCGCGGATCGTGGGCGCATGATCAAGGTCTCGTCAAGCCGGGACCGGACGGCTATACCGATCAGATTGAGCGGCCAGGCGAACTCGTTTTTTGTCGCTGCTATTACGTGCATCTCAATGCCCTGCGCGAGCTGCCCGAAGAGATGCTGACGGCGAAGGGCAAACAGTTGCTCGAAGAAACCCGCATCAAGCGCCCCGCTTACGCCTGACCCGAACCACTCACACGAAGCCACCCACACGGTGGCTTTTTTCATTTGGACATTGCATGGATTCGGCCTCACCCCACTGCGCCGGCATCCTCTTCCGCGCTCCCGGCCCGCAATACCTGTTCGTCAAGCGCAGCGATACGGGTGAATGGGAGCAGCCGGGCGGCCACATTGATGGAGATGAGTCGCCCGAAGAAGCCGCAGTGCGCGAGTGCATCGAGGAAATCGGCGCATGCCCGGACGGCATCCGCTGGATTGGTCGCATCACAACCAATCCGGACGGCGGCGATTACACGTGCTTTCTGCAGGATGTGCCGGCGCCATTCGATCCGAAGCTCAACGATGAGCATACCGAGTGGCAATGGGTCTCGCCTGGCGCGCTTCCCGAGCCAACGCACCCGGAAGTCGTCAAGACGATCGGCCTTGTCGCCGGCAACGAGTTGGACATTGCCAAGCGCATGGCGGCGAAGGAGTTGCCCTCCCCGCAGCGATACGAAAACGTCTGGCTGTTCGATCTGCGCATCACTGGGACGGGCCTGAGTTACCGAACGGCCCTCGATGAGTATTCGTGGCGCACGCCTGATGAGTTCCTGACCGAAGAGTTCCGCGAGCGCTGCTACGGCCTGCCGGTCATCTTCGAGCACCCCAAGACGCTCCTGAATTCGAAGGAATATCACGAGCGCAATGTCGGCTCAATTTTCCTGCCCTACCTCACCACTGATGAGGTCTGGGGCATCGCAAAAGTATTCGATGACGATGCGGCTGTGCTGATGCATGAGTCGCACGAATCGACCAGTCCCGCGGTTGTCTTCCGCGACGCGGGCTCAGCCGAATTCCGGGAAATAGACGGGAAGACGGTTCT